GGTAATTTTACTTCTTCGCCGTTTATTTAACACAGAAGAAGAAAAAATTTCCAATTTTTTGTTGCATAGATAAAACATACGGACAGGTATCGGTGTTTTTGAAGTGTAACTTAAAATCGGTTTTTATAGTATTATTGGTGTACAGGCAGGTCCGAGCACTAATATTTACCATATAAACTGTATTGCGTTGACGGAGGCGTAAGAAAAACTATACTTTCGTTTGATTCGCTCGATTTGGCGAGTAAAATATAAATCATATCCGGTAATAATTGATCCATTTTCCAGTCTACGTACCTCTATTGAGGAGCGTGCTATTGGAGGTGTAACTCGTAGTGATCAAGCGCCGAGACGTGTTGCAATTCCCATTACGTCATCTGTTAAGATGGTTGATCCGCGGTATGAAGGGTGGAACCAACGTGAGGCTATAAGAGCCAAGAAGCGAAGGTTTGTATCTTACGATACTTTTATGGATTTAATCGTTAATTGGCGAGAGGTGCGGGTCGGTATTATAGAGCACTCCGCTACTATACTGTCGCAGGTTAGTAGGTTAGGGGAAGCAAATTTTTACGGACGTACTAAGCGCTTCGGAAGAGTTGACACTAACGGTGACGTTTTTTATGTTGATTTGAGTGAGGCCAGGATAAGAAAAATTTTAGATAACATAATTATTGCTTTACAGACTACTTCCGGTGAAGGACGCGCTAAACGATTAGGAAAGGAGGCGAGCACGACAGCAGGCGCGGAAGATAGCGCTCTGAATGTGGCACATCAACTCGCCGAGCTAGCCGAGCTTATGACCTCCGATCAGTTTATTGAAGACGCTTGCTTCACGAGAGAAAAGTTTGAGCATGAAGTTGGTTTGCGCTGGGTTGAATAGCAATCAACTGCTCCGCCGGTTAAAGTGGACGTACGTGCTGAAATTGATTATATTAACAATCGAATGAAAGCAGCGGCGCGTTTAGGTCTACTACCGGGGCAGGAGCGACACGGTGACGCGAAACAAACTATAAATTATGATGATCTGGATTTTGCTTTGAATAGGGTTGCTGGTAATTTGTTACCGCAGACTTTGGCTTTGGAGCGGTGCGTTGAGTCCGTTCCTGAAACTTTTAAGGATTCAGAGGACCGAATTGACATAAAAGGCGGTAACCCCGTCGGTGAAACGGTTGCGAAATCTCTGATTGATTCTCATGACGTTAAGGTCAAAAAGGATATAGGAGTTGACGGGGATGGTTTAGCCTGGGTTTTGGCGGCTATTTTCGCTTTTCTTTCTATGTTGTTTTTCTCCTTGATGTGTTTTGGGAGTAGGAGGTTTCTGCGTCTGGCGATTCGACGTGAGGGTAAACCTGGGGGAGGTACGATGATGTTTTTATCAAGAATTTTTACAAACATTAGATATCGTCTGAGAGATCGCGCTGTGAGGCTTGTCTCGCGGATGCGGTATTCTAAGCGCTCGAGGTATAGTCGTAGCGATATGCGACGTTATCTTAATGATTATAAATTCAGTTACATACCTTGGGTTGCCGATGATTTTATGAGTAGCGACGATAAGAAGGTTGTGGCAGATCAGAATGCTTTTGTGGAAGCTGTTAAGCTTGTGGACGAAGGTGACACTGATTTGGTATTAGATGCAGTAAAACGTGTTAAGGAAATAATCCAAGACTATTTGAGTTTTACACCCGACTTTCTTGAAATCATTGAGATGAAAGCGGCCTTTGTGGTGTCGAGGAAGGTTAGCATTATTAACGTTCCGGAAGAGCGCGACATACTTAATCTCCAGGATAAAGCTTTTGATCCTATTTCATGCGGCATGCCTGATGTACAACAATGCAGTATGGAGGAGGTGATAAAGTTTGATCTACAGGAGGTAAATTGTGGCGCCACTGATGATCAAACGTCGTTAAAATCATATGTCGATCTACTAAGAGGATTGCAGTATATGTTTTCACTTGTAGGTACGGTGAAGTTTATAGCTGTGTATATGGCTTATTCTGGGAAACAATACAAGTGTGTGGCCGAAGCTTACGCTAGCGATTTAGAAATGAGAAAATCGTCCGTAGATTCCGCCACGAACGGTACTGTTGAGAAAGAAAAATCTTCTTATGTAGATGAGATATGTTTAGCGCTACGCATTTTATTTGCGATGCCAGCTTTCATTTCTCTGATTAAATCAGGTGGTGTTGTTTATCGCTATTTTACCCACGGAGGAGGCCCGGCAGCGCGTAGACGCTTAAGGGAATCTCTTAATGAGTTGGATAATTTAGAGTTTCAAAACCGTTTGAATCGTCTTCGCGAAGGCGCGGAGGATTTGGGAGAGCGTTCAGAGTCATCGTCTACCATAGAAGCTTTTGAAAGGCGTTTAGAGATGTTGAGGGAAGGAGATGATACTGGGAATGAAGGCAACGTTGCTGTGGATGAAATTCGTAGCGACACCGCCCCTGGTACTAACACCTTGCCGAACGCATCTTTTAATGTCGGTTCAGCTCCTATTGGTGGTTTAGCTGTTATACCTTGCATTGGTTTTCCGGACAGTGCGTCGGAGCAACGTTTCGCTCGGACTCAAGGCAAACTTTTGAGGAGTGTAAGGAATGATAACGATTTTAAAAGTCGTAGTATTCCTGAACAGCAGATCGAGACGGTGTTTCGACGGGATGCTGCGGACACGTTATCTAACGGCTCCAGTTTTTCTTCCGTAGTTTTAGACTCGGATGAAACATTTAGCATGGAAAAATTAGAAGTTCTAAATAAGAATTCGTATAGTGAAGTGCCTGGTGAAATGTTCACCATTATGAAGGGTGAGAATGTGTCTCACGCTACAGTTAAGCTTGGGAACGAAGATGTAGTTGTGGTGAATGCTGATACAGATTCTCCTACAGTTATAGCTGCGAATTCGTTATCCAAACTTCATAAAGATAAAGGCATCGAGTTCGGAACTTTTAACAAAGAGAAGATATTACAACTTTCCAGTGCTAACATTGAGAGTTCGGATAAAACAGTGTCTTCATCAAAAACCAATAACACAGTACGTGACTTTACTAAAGTTTTGAAGGTTATTGGAATGGCTGGTGGCAGAAAATCTTCCAAACCGGGGGCAGCGAAAGCTGCTTCTTCTTCGTCTAGCGTTGAAGTAGCTACGTCGACGGAAGCTATGAAAACTCCCATGAGACAATTGATTTAAATTGTTCTTGGGGTTTATGATTAATTATTATTATTAATTTTAAACAAGAAATGATTATTTGGCGTGATCAACCAACGTGGGTTATACGATAATAACCGGTGCTTTTATGTTCACCGAAATCGAACATACGTTTTATAGACCTGCAGTCGCTATTAAGATAATTAACAAAAACTTAATATTTGACTTATGTAGGTGAGAGTAGTTTCTCTCGGTCATCATCACACGATGATCCTGTGGGGTGCAAATCCCCCCCTTAACTTGAGGGAAATCAAGCCC